CTCCAAACCGATTAAAAAGGCTAGAAAGAAGCCCCAAAGAGTATCCCCTATCCCTAAACAGCCAGAAGGCAGGCCCCCTATATATGATTCTAAGGTTCACCCGGAATTAGCTCATAAGTTTTGTCTATTGGGTTGTACTAACGAAAGATTGGGACAATTGTTGGGTGTATCTACGATTAGCATAGAAAATTGGATAAGACAATATGATGAGTTTTTTAGGGCCATAAAGGAAGGGAGGGAGATTGCAGACGCTAACGTGGCCAAATCCTTATATCACAGAGCCTGCGGATATACTCATGATGATGTGCATATAAGTGCTTATCAAGGTGAGGTGCTTATTACCCCAATTGTAAAACATTATCCGCCTGATGTTGGGGCGGCGACTCTTTGGTTGACTAATCGCACAAAACAATTATCACCTGATAAACGTTGGACAGTAAATCAACAGCAACAAATTGATTATACATCTGGTGGAGAAAAAATATCGGGACCAGTTATAAATATGAATATGTCCTTGAAAGAGGCATGTGATTTATATTTGAATAACGTAAAGAGGATTGGTTAAATTGTCTACTCCTATTAAATATGTTTGGCCACCAAATTATGTGGCCGAATTTGCAAGAAGGGAACAGAATTATTTAAAACTTAAAGACAATCACATTTTAATTGAAGCAGCAAAAAAGTATTATTCCAATGGCTATGAAGGTTGTATTGCCTTTATTGAAGATTGGGTGATTACTTATGATCCTCGTAATTCAAATACCGGAATTCCTACAAAATTGCCTTTTATTTTATTCCCAAGACAAAAGGATTTTGTTCGATTTATTGTTGAATGCTTAATAGATGAAGAAAATGGATTAGTTGAAAAAAGTCGGGATATGGGGGCAACTTGGCTTTGTTGTTCAATTGCTGTTTGGTTATGGCTTTTTTATGATGGTTCTTCTGCCGGATTTGGTTCAAGAAAGGAGCAACTTGTTGATAAGATAGGCGATCCTGATTCTATTTTTGAAAAAATTAGAATGATTCTTAAATATATTCCTTCTTTTTTTATTCCGGCAAAATTTAATGATAAAATTCATTCATCATACATGAAATTGATTAATCCTGAAAATTCATCGACAATAACTGGTGAATCAGGAGATAATATTGGCCGTGGGGGTAGAAAGAAGATTTATTTTAAAGATGAATCAGCTCATTATGAAAGACCTGAATTAATAGAGGCATCTCTTGGAGATAATACAAATTGTCAAATTGATATTAGTTCCGTAAATGGAACTGGCAATATTTTTCATCGAAGAAGAATTGCCGGGACTATTTGGGAACCTAATAATAAAATTTCAGAGGGTAAAACGAGAATTTTTATTTTTGATTGGCGGGATCATCCATATAAGACGCAAGATTGGTATGATAAACGAAAAAAAACAGCCGAAGAAGAAGGACTTTATCATATATTTGCCCAAGAGGTTGATCGGGATTATTCAGCCTCGACAACTGGTATAGTTATTCCTGCAAAATGGGTTAAGGCGGCAATTGATTTTCATAAACATCCAAAATTTAGAAATAAAAATTTAATGGAAGGGCTTTGTTATTCAAGTCTGGATGTTGCTGATAATGAAGATGGGATGGGAGATAAAAATGCTCAAGCCACAAGAAAGGGAATAACATTATTTCATTTGGATTGCTGGCCTTATGCAGAGGATACTGGAGAAACAACAAATAGGGCTATTTTAAATTGTTCTATTTTAAATGCCGATGAATTTCATTATGATTGTATTGGTGTTGGTTCTGGGGTTAAGGCCGAAACAAATAGATTGATAAAGGTAAATCAAATTCCAAAATATCTTAAAGTTATTGCTTGGAATGCAGCAAAATCTCCGTTGGATGCTGATAAAAATTTTATTGAAGGGGATAAAAAAAGTCCGTTAAATAAGGATTTATTTGCAAGTTTAAAATCTCAAGGGTGGTGGCAATTGCGTTTACGTTTTGAAAGGACATTTAAGGTAGTAACTCATAATGCCGATTATCCAATAGATAAATTAATTAATATTCGATCTGATATTGAGAATTTTCACCAATTACAACAAGAACTTTCACAACCTACATATTCAAAAAATGGGCAGGGTAAAATTGTAATTGATAAAAAACCAGACGGGACCAAATCCCCTAACCTCGCTGATGCAGTAATGCAATCTTATTGGCCATATAAGCCAATTGAAAAAAGAGTTGGAATTTGGGGAAGTAACCCGTTGATTAAAGCAAAATCTTCTACTGATACAAGAAGAGTGGTTGGGGCATGGTAATTTTATGAATGCAATAGCGGTAATTCCGGCAAGATTTGCTTCTACAAGGTTTCCCGGGAAACCTCTTGCTTTGATTGCTGGTTGGCCAATGGTTCTCCATGTTTATAAGCGGGCCAGAGAAATAAAAGGGGTTGATGGAGTAATTGTTGCAACCGATAGTGATTTAATTGTTAAAACGGTTACGGATGCTGGCGGAATTGCAATATTTACTTCTCAGGATCATCAATCAGGGACGGATAGAGTAGCGGAAATAGTAAATGGAATGTCTTCTGATAGGATTGTTTTAAATATTCAAGGGGACCTTCCTTTTGTTGATCCAAGAGTTTGCGAACAGCTTATTCAATGCCTGTTTGATAATCCAAATATTGATATAGCAACTCCGGTGATTGCTCAAGGAGTAGGACAGCAGAGAGATTTTCTTGATTCAAATACGGTAAAGTCTGTTTTTGATTTGAATAATAAGGCATTGTATTTTTCTCGTAGACCAATTCCTGATTCAACTCCTTATCCGGTTGATCAGTTCCCAATTTGGCATAAGCATATTGGGATTTATGCATATAGAAATGAGGTATTGCAAAAGGTATCTAAATTGAAACCAACCAAACTTGAGCAATATGAAAGGTTGGAACAATTAAGATGGCTGGAGAATGGTATAAATGTTCAATGTGTAGTTGTTAATAATGATTGCGGTCCTGATATAAATTGTCCCGCTGATTTAAAAAGGTTGAATAGATGAATAGAACAAAGCCAAAACAAGTTGTAAATGTAAAAGATGAAGCAAGAAAAATGCTTCGTGCCTCTATTCATCGTGTTTTGTCTTCTTCATTGCTTACTTCCAGGGCTTCTTTGGCTCACAAATTGGGCCAGTCCTTTCATGGTAAAAGGGATTTGTATGAGGCTCTTGGTTATCCTCAATTAAATGAAATAGTATTTGAAGATTATTACGGTAAGTATCGCCGGGGAGATATAGCGGCCAGAATTATAGACGCTCCTGTGGAAGGTGCTTGGCAGTCCATGCCGGAAGTGATTGAATCAGTTGATAATGAAACTGCCTTTGAAAAGGAATGGAGTGAGCTTGAAAAGAAACATCATATTTATTCAACATTGATTCGTTTGGAGAAATTGACCAGGATTGGTCAATATGGGGTTTTGTTGTTTGGATTTTCCGACGTTAAAACAAAAGAGGATATGGCTAAACCTGTAACCGGGAAGGTTGAATTGCTTTATCTTCAGCCTTATTCAGAGGGTAATGCTACAATAAAAAGTTGGGATAGAAACCCAGGCTCAGAGCGATATGGGAAGCCGGAAGTATATCAACTTTCATATACTGAGCCGGGAAGTAATGCGAAGATTACGAATGATTTATTGGTTCATCATTCAAGGCTTTTGCATGTAACAGAGGGACTGCTTGAATCAAATATATTTGCCCTTCCCATATTGGAAAGGATTTACAATCGTCTGTTAAATCTTGAATTGATTGTTGGTGGTTCGGCAGAAATGTTCTGGCAAGGGGCATTTCCCGGATTTGCCTTTGAGGCTGAAGCCGATGCGGATTTAACCGCAACTGCATCCGAATTGGAAGATGAAATTGATTTGTATGTTCATGATTTTAAGCGGTATATGAAATTACAGGGGATCAAGGTTAACAATTTATCTCCCGAAGTAGCTGACCCTTCTAAACATGTTGATGTACAATTATTGATGATTTCAATTGCAACTGGTATCCCTAAAAGGATTCTGGAAGGCTCAGAGCGGGGAGAATTAGCCTCTTCCCAAGATGAAGGACATTGGAATGATAAATTGGAAAATAGGAGAATCTATTTTATTAATCCATTTATCCTTGAACCGGTTATCAATAAACTTGTTGAAAATAAAGTAATTGCGGCTCCTGGAAGTGATGGATATGAAATTGAGTGGGCTGATTTGTCTGCCCCTTCTGACAAGGATAAGGCTGATGTTGGTAAAGTACGATCTGATTCAATAAAGAATTATGCAACTGCTCCTGATACTGAATTGTTGATTCCATTCGATTCTTTCCTTGAAGAGATTCTTGATTTGGATTCTGAGAAAGTAAAAAGGATTATGGATGCAAGGGAAAAGCAGAATGAAACGCTTATTCAGGATGATGGTGAAGGGGATGACGATCTTATAGGCCAGGAAGGTGGTAAATCAGCCGTCCCTGCGACTTCTGGAGAAAATGAAGGGGAAGGTACAGGGGAATAAGAAAATGGAATGTAGCTGCTGTACAGCCCCCTTAAATGGCATAAGAATAAATCAGGTTGATCCAACTCGTACTTTAACATTAAGAAATCGGTTTGTTAAAGAAATGAGAAGGAGATTCAATCAACTTGCTAAAGTAATCAGAATTTCGATTGTTGATAATGATTGTTTTGGCCTGAATACTCCGGCTAGGATTAGGACAAATATTGAGGCTGGTCCTGCTCAATTTGATTATGCATTATCCTCTGATAAAATATCGGAGTTTATGCGCTGGTTGCAGGATCAATATCAGGAATACATTCTTTCAGGCGGTACAAGGGGAATTAAGATTATTTCTCCTACAGGAAGAGTGACAGAAGCAAATTGGACCGATATTTATATCCAAGCGGCCTATCAGCGAGGATTACAGAGGGGCAGACAGGAATTAAGGAATGCCGGTATTGACATTCCTAATTTTGGGGATATGCCCGGTGAAGATTCATTAACAGTTGTATTTAATCAACCCTTTAATGTTGAAAGGGTTGGGTTGTTATATATTAGGACATTTACTGATTTACAGGGCATTACCACTGCTATGGATACAATGATTTCCAGGGCACTGGCTCAGGGGATGGCTGAAGGTCGCGGGCCTATGGAATTGGCCTCTATTTTGGACAAGATCATTACCGGAATGGGGGAGGATTTTGGGATATTTGACTCATTGGGCAGATGGATACCCGGAAGGAGAAGGGCAGAAATATTGGCCAGGACAGAAATAATCCGCGCTCATCATATGGCCACAATATCGGAATATGAAAGGGCTGGATTGTTAGGTGTTAAAGTAAAAGCTGAATGGTCAACCGCTCGGGATACTAGAGTTTGTAGTATTTGTGCCCCGATGAATGGAAGGGTATTTGATATTCAGCGAATTAAAGGTATGATTCCTGCTCACCCACAATGCAGGTGCGTGGCTATTCCTTGGATTCCAGAGGTTGAACAATGAAACAATTTAGAGAATTTAAAGTACATTTTTCTGGAACCGGAACAAAACGAAAACATAATGGCCAGGATTATGCAGTTTATCCAGTTGTTATGTTGGTTGAGGGTGTCCACCACGGAGCAATTGGTGATCCTGTATTTTATCCTTCAGAGGTAATAGCTGCATCTGTCCAGGATTGGGAAAGGATGCCGATTCCGGTTTATCATCCTCAAGATAATTCTGGTGAATATTTGCTTTGTAATGATCCTATTGTTTCTACTGAATGGTCAATTGGTTGGTTGGAAAATCCAAAGTTTGTTGACGGGAAATTGAAGGCCGACGCATGGATCAATATCGAATTGGCTAAACAGAAACAACCTGGATTGCTGGAAGCCCTTGATGCAAATGAGCCG